ACCGAGCCGACGGCCGCAGCCGCCCCCGTCTCGTAGGTGACGCTGTTTCCGCCGAACGACATGCTCAGGTCGTCGGCGAAGCCCGATACGGTGGTCTTCACGCCCTCGAAGCGCTTCTTCAGGCCCGTCTCGAGGGACTGCATGATCCACCCGCCGTTCGGGATGAGCAGGCGCAGGTCCTTGCGCTTCGGGCCTTTGAGGTCCGCGATTTTGCCGGCGATGCCGGATACGAAGTCGTACACGCCGCCGATACTCGACTTGATGCCGTTGAGCAGGCCGCTCACGATGGAGCTGCCGGCGCTGTAGAGCAGTGAGCCGAGGTTTCCAAGTGCGCTCACGATGCGGCCCGGAATCGAGGACACGAAGCTCACGACGGAGCTGATGCCGCTCGATACGCCGTTGCGGATGTTGTTCCATGCGTTGTTCAGCGTGCTCGTGACGGCGTTCCATGCCGACGACCAAATCGACTGGATCGTCGAGAGGGCGCCGGATATGACGGAGCGGACCGTGTTGATCGCGCTGCTGACCACGTTCTTGATCGTGTTCCAGATATTCGACAGCACGCTCCCGACGACCGACCAGATTGCGCTCCACACGCTCTGGATGGCCGCGAGGCCGCTTTGGATGAGCGCCTGGATGCAGGCCATGTAGCCGCTGATGAGGTTCTGGATGATGGTCCAGACGTTCATCGCTATGTCCTGAACCGCCGTCCAGACCGCGCTCCAGTCGCCGTTGATGATTCCGAGGACGACCGTGATGATGTCCTGGATGATCTGCATGGCCGACGTCACGATGGCCGAGATATACGGCCAGACCGCGTCGATTACCGCCTGGATGGCCGTCATGGTGGCGCTGACCATCGCGAGGATGATTGGCATGACCGTCGTGATGATGGTCTGGATGAGCGTGCACGCGTCGGTGATTATCGACTGGATGACCGGCATATTTGCCGTTATCAGGTCCGTTATCTGCTGGATGACCGGGACGACGGTTGCGGCGACGGTGTCGACGACCTGCGCGACGGCCTCGATGATCGTCCCGAGGATGGGGACGAGGCTCGAGACGATTGTCGCGACGAGCGGTGCCACCGCGGCGACGATGCCGAGGAACGCGGTCGATAGCTGCATCACGGCGCCGCACACCGAGCCGAACAGCGTCTGAAGCGGCCCTATGAGGCCGGTGAGGCTCTGGAACGCCGGGGCGAGCGATGAGGCGATGCTGCCGACGAGGCCGTTGACCGAGTTGCGGAACTGCTCGTTCGTGGCGTAGCAGTATGCGAATGCCGCTGCGAAAGCGGCGATTGCCGCGACGGACACGGCTGCGGGCGCAGAAAGCGCGGCGAAGCCGGTCGCGACGCCCTTGAGCGCCGGCACGATGCCGCCCGTGAAGGAGTTGACGAGAGCCCCGAGCACGGGGATCTGCCCGATGAGGCCGCCCAGCGAGACGGCGGCGAGTCCCGCGAGGCCCGCGGCGGCGAGCTTGCCGCCCGTCCCGAGCTTCGAGAGGTCCACGCCCTGAATCTTCTCGGCGAGGCCGTCTAGGAAGCCGCACAGCTTCTCGACCACACCGCCGGTGCGCGTCAGGTTGCCCTCTGCGTCGTAGGTGACGCCGAGGAACTCGCCGAACGCCTCGGAGAGCGGCTTGAGCGCGGCGCGGCAGGAGTTCAGCACGCCTCTGATTGAGTTGAATACGGGGATGGCGGAGTCCTTGAGCGGCGTCATCCAGTCCTGGCCGATCTTGGATAGCGCGGCCTTCATGTTGGCCATGGAGCCGGTGAAGGTCTCGTTTGCGGCCTTGGCGGAATCGCCGAAGGCGGAGTACATGGCATCCGAGAACGTCTGGAAGTCGATTTTGCCCGAGGTGACCATCGCCGAGACCTCGTCGGTCGTCTTGCCGAGATAGGTCGCGAGCGTCGAGACCGCGTTGATTCCTCGGTCGGTGAACTGCGCGACCTGTTCGCCCGTGAGCTTACCGGAGGCCGCGACCTTCGCCCAGATGCCCGAGAGGTCTCCCAGGTCCTGGCCGAACGTGGCGGCGGTGCCGACGCAGCCGTTGAGGGCCTTCTCCATGTCGCCGCCGGCGGCTACGCCGGATGCGGCGAGCTGTGCGCACGCCTGGGCGGCGGTGTCGAAGCCGTAGGCCGTTCCGTTGACTGATTTCTGGATTGTCCCGTAGAAGTCGCTCCATTGGAGCCTCATGCCCTTGAACATCGTCTGGGCCTTCTCGATGTTGAGGGCGCGGCTCATGCCGCCCGTGGCCGCGAGGGTCGTGACTCCCGCGGTGACGGTGCCGATGGCGGTCCCGATGGACTTCGCCACGCTCCCGAAGCTGTCGGCGAAGAAGCCGGCGACCTGCGAGCCGACGCCGGCCGCCGTGTCCTTGAGGCCCTTGAGCTTCGATGCGGAGTTGTCGACACCAGAGTCGAAGTTCGAGCCGTCGTAGGTTCCCTTCGCGGAGAGAACGTAATCAGCCATTTCGGTTGCCTCCTCCCCAGGGCGTCCATGGCGGGTTCTTTCGGTATTGCTCCTTCAGCGCGTCGATCTCCTCGTAGGTGAAGGAGTCCTCTCGGAACTCGCCGTTGTGCCTCTTCCAGAGCCTGTAGCGCTTCTTGGAGAGGCAGTTGGCCACCGCCACCTGAACGGCGTCCTTGAGCAGGTTCGACTCGTTCACGGTGACGGTCTCAAGTTCCTTGCGCACGAAGGCGAGCTGTACGGGCGTGTGCTGCGCGTACTGCTCGTAGTCCCAGCCGAGCCGGGCGGCGAAGAAGGCGAAATCGGCCTCCCTGCTGAACAGGGAGGCGTCCCGCGCGTCCTCGCCCTGCCTCGGCTTGGCGGTGAAGTAGTCGAAGCCGGTTAGGCGCGTTAGGGCTAGTTCCCTGCGCCCATGAATAAAAAAGCGCAGTCGCGCTGAAGGGCCATCATCACGGCCTGGAACACGGCCGGGTAGCCGTTTGCCTCGATGAGCTTGTTCACGATCTCCTCGGCCTTCTGCGGGAGGAAGTAGCCGCCGCCCTGGACCTTCAGTCCGTAGCCGGCGATTGCCGCGAGCTCCTTGAAGGTGAACATGCCGTCGTTTTTGTAGAACGACGCGATGATCGGCGTGTGTCGCTCCTCGTACAGGTCGATGCGCTTGCGCGAGAAGCGGATCTCGCAGACGTGGCCGCGCACGGTGAAGGTCTGCGGCTCCATGTCCTCGGGGTCTTGCTCGAGCTCGCCCTTGATGTCCTCGGTCGGTTCGGTGCCGGTCGTCGAGTCCTCGAGATATGCGTCGAAGTCGGTCTCTTCTGCCATTTGCCGGTCTCCTTAGCTGTTGTTGACGGTGATGGTGGCTGCGGTGATCTGCTCCTCCGTGGCGGTCTCGTAGAGCCACGGCTTGCCCGTGCCCTGGAACTCCATGGAGTAGGTGGTGTTGTCGTCGTTCGGTGCCTCGAAGTTGTCGGAGGACACGAGCGCGAGGCCCATGCGCAGCGGGATGTACTTCGTGTTCGCGGCGGTGCGGACGCGCTTGCAGACCTTCAGGCACAGGTACTCGCTGTCGGCGAGGGCCTTCGCGACGGTCTTGGTCGCCTTGTCGTCCGGCGAGTAGAGGCCGTCGATTGACGCGTCCCAGCTCTTGGAGCTGCCGAACTTGAGCGTCCAGCCGCCGATGGCGTCGTCCTTGGTCGCGGCCTCCGTGTTGTCCTGGCTCATGTTGAAGCTGAGTCCCTGCTGGCCGCTCACGGCGAGCAGATCGGTGCCGGTCTTGTTGGTGACGAGGGCAACGATGTCGTTGCCGCTGAGGGCCTTGGCGGTCGCTGCGTCGAAGTCGCAGCCGATGAGGTTGGTGTCCTGCTGAGAAGTAGACATCTCGGTTCCTTCTTTCTAGTTCTTGACGCGGAGGCCATAGCAGACGCGGAACGTAAACTCCGCGATTGCGTGGCCCTCGTCGGTCTCGTCTTTCTTGACGGTCTGCACGCCGTTGCAGGTGGTGCGGTAGAGGCTGAACGGCGCCGGGAGCCCGAAGCCCCCCATGAGCGCCTGCTCGAGCTTCTGCACCATGCCGAGCACCTTCGCGTTGCTGTACGGGCGCACGGGCTCGCTGATGCAGTGCACCCAGACGGTGACCGCGTCGATGTACATGGTCTTGGTGTTCTCGGGCTGCGTTGACTGCAGCTCGACGCTGTAGAGTGGCGATTCGCGGTTCTCGGGGCTGTCGTAGCACTTGACGCCCGTCCCGTCCTCAATCGCCTCGATGAGGCACCCGAGGAACACCGCGAGGCTTAGTCGCTGGATCATCGCGCCCTCCCTAGAGCTTCCGTAGCTGGTCGATTAGGTCTTGCCTGAATATCGGCTCCTGCGCCCTGACGTTGCGCTGGAGGAAGCGCTGCCCCTCCACGTATCCGCCGTTCACCGTGCGGTGGCCGTATTCGACGTGGGGCGCGTAGTCCTTCGCGTATCCGACGGTGTCGCCGGACTGCCCCAACGACATGCGCAGCTCGCCGTGTGGCCCGCCGGGCCTGGTCTCCTCGGTGGATACGGGCGTCCCGCCGTTCGCCTTGCCGCGGTTGAAGATCTGGGTCATGTTCTTGATGACCACGGCCTCGAACCTGACGTGCGACAGGCGGTTCAGCTTCCCCGCGAGGTCGTTGACATCGCGTATCACGAGGCCCATGGCTTGCACCTCTTCACGCTCACGACGGTCGTGTCGCCGTCGCGCATGACGTTCTCGACCTCGTAGGCGCAGCCCTTGACCTCGACGTTGCAGATGCCGTCGAAGTCGGCGCTCGGGCGCTTGGTGAGCAGCGTGCGGGCGACGCTGTCGAACGCGTTCCCCTCGGTTCCGCTGCGCACGCCGTGGAAGGGGCCGAGGCGCACGAAGAAGTCGAACGCCTCGACGGTCGAGCAGACGGGGTTGCGCAACTCGTCGGTGCCGGTCTGCTCGCGCCTGAACGCCTTGGCCCTGTACCACCTCATCGCCGCGCCCCCATGAACTTGATGCCCTTGGGGCGGCAGACGTCGCGCAGGGCCTCGATGTCTGCCGAGTAGGCGGACAGCACGTCGTCGATGAACGAGTTGGACATGCTGCCGCCGTCCGATGCCGACTCGGAGGAACTGCCCTCGTAGCCGCGCAGGCGCAGGGCCTTCACGGCGGCGTCTACCGCGATGGACTCGGCCAGCGCCGGGAGCACCTCGACCTTGAGGCGGATGAGCAGTCGGTCCGAGACCGTCCGAAGCATCTCCTCGATGGCGGAGTCCTCGGGAACCGCCTCGTCTGGCAGGTAACGCGCCTTGACGCGGGCTACGAGGTCGCTCATGGCTAGCCGTCCAGGCCGTCGGCGGACGCGGCGGTAGTCGTGTCGATGGTCGCGATGATGTGGCCGTAGACGTTGGGGAGCACGGGGATGAACACGCCGGAGGCCTTCGTCCACGTCGCCACGGGGTCGGGGGTGTTCCAGCGGGTGCAGGTGACGAACTGCTGCTGGCGCTTCTCGTCGAACGCGCCGCCCTGCTCGAGCTCCTCGGGGGTGACGCCCCAGAGGCCGGTGCCGACGGAGCCGTCGTAGCCCGTGGAGAGCAGGACGAACTTGTCCTCGGGGAAGAAGCGGCCCTGCGTCACGGTCATCGGGTTCTCGGCGGAGTCGATGATGCCGTAGCGCTCCTCGTCGATCTGCAGGGCGAGGCCGTCGAACTGCTGGGCGAGCAGGTTGTTCACCTGTGCGAGGCTCGGCAGGACGCCGGCGCCGTTCACGCCGAAGATGGCCTTCTGCACGGAGGCGTTGCGCTGGATGAGGGAGAACACCTTCTTGGAGGTGAGCGCCACGGTGGGGGTCTGGCCCTTGCCGTTGGCGATGGTCACCCACGTGTCGATGTCGCCGAGGATGTCGGCGGCGGCGACGGCCCACTTGGCGGTCACCTTCTGGTCGTTCGGCACGCCGAAATCGACAACCATGGACACGTTGTTCTCGTTGATGGTCATCTTGCCCGTGGCGAGAGCCTCCATCTTGGCCTTCTCAACGCGGGAGACGACGGACTCGGCGGTTCGGGCGATGTCGTCGAACACGTAGCGGCGGACGGAGTCCATCTGCATGTCGAGGCCGCGGGTGATGCGGCGCAGGCGCTCGGAGAGGTTGATCTTCTCCTTGATGAGCAGGGACTCGGTCTCGACGCGCTCGAAGGGGACGCGGGAGCCGATGTGCGCCTCGGTGTCGAAGCCGTGGATCATTGCCACGGTGGGCAGGTTGCCATTCTCGGCGAGGCGTGTGTACTCGGCCTCGATGTACTGCGTCTTGCGGTCGGGCAGGAGGCGGGAGCCGGTGTAGTTGCGCTGGACGTTGAAGCCCTGAGAGAAATCGAGCATCTCGCGCTCGGTGATGAGGTCGGAAATGAGTCGCATGTTCCGATTCTCCTTTCGTTAAACCAGGTAGAGGCCCGCGGCGGCGAGGGCCGTCTTCTTGGCCTTGGCCTCGGCGGATACCTTGTCGGCCTTGAGTCGGCCCTGGAAGATGATTGCGGCCGGGCACTTGTCGGTGTCGGTCATGTCGTAGTCCTCGAGGAACACGCCGAACTCGGACGTGCCCGTGTAGAGGGCTCCCGCCTTGATGATCTTGCGGCCGTCGGCATCCTTTGCCATGGCCTGCGTGGCGGTGCGGGTCTTCGCGACGATGCCCACCTCGGAATCGAGGATGCTTTCGGACTCGCCGTAGGTGAACGCCTTATTGAGCGCCATCTTTCTTTCCTCCGTTCATTCGGTTGCTGTAATCGGATGCGAACTTTGCCGCGTAGGACTGCTGCGGCTTGCCGCTCGCGCCGTCCTTCGGGGGCTGTCGCTTGAGGGCCTCCTGCACGGCGGCGTCGACCGCCTTGGGGAAGAGCTCCTTGATCTTGGAGATGGCGGCGTTGGTGTCGTCGGCCTTCTCCGTGACGAACATTGACAGCAGCTCGTCGCCGAGGTCGATGCCGGCGGCCTTGAGCTCTGAACGCGCGACGCCCATCTGCTCGGACAGGTTGATGCGGCGCTCGAGTGCGGCCTTCTCGCCCTGCGCCTTCTTCAGCTCGTACTGGGCACGCTGGAGGTCGTTCATGCCCGCCAGCTTCTCGGCCTCGCTGCGCTTGTCGTCGGCCTGCCGCGCCAGCTCCTCGCGGATGTGCTTCTCGAGCTTCTTGCTCTCGCGTGCGAGCTTCTGCTGGACGATCGCGTTCACCTCGTCGTCGGTGTAGGTCTTGCCTGCCGGCTTGGGGTCTGTACCGCCATCGCCGCCGGGCTCGCCGCCCTCGCCGTCGTCGCCCTCGGCTCCCTCGGTGCCGTCGCCTGCGGGGTCGGTTCCGCCGCCCTGCGGCGGCGTCTGGTTGCCTCCCGCGATGTCCGCGAACTTCTGTCGGTTTCCGTCTTTCGCCATGTCTTCGCACCCTCCATAAGGTTTCTCGTGGCTCATGCCTGCACGTGTTTCCGTAGCTTTTAGCGGGTTCCACGCCTGCCCGATGCCGTGGCTTTTAGCGACTTCAACGCTCGGTCGGTCTTTGACCCGGCTAGTGTCCCGCGTGCGTGAGATTCGGCCGCTACGAGGGGTCTAGCGCGTCCTCGAGGCACTCGAGCGTCGGCAGCCCGGCGAAGCGCATGGCCTCCTCGCCGTCGTCCGTGAGCACCACCATGGGGACTCGCGTTATGCGCTCCGAGTTGTTCAGCCTCTCCATGAGGCCGTCCCATGCCCAGTGCTCGCGCACCTGCCCCGGGTATTCGGATGCGAGCGGTTCGATGACCGCCTTTCGGTAGGCCTCGCACGCGGGGCATCCCCGGCGCGTGATGTACTCGACCCTGATCACGTCTCCTCCAATCGGCAAAAGAAAAGCCCCCGTGCGGGGGCTCCGTTCTACCGTGGCGGTGAGATGGGTATTCGGTTCTATCGGTGGATTGCCTTGTCGCGCCTGCGGATTATCTCCTCGGCCTCGTCCCGGCCTATCTCCTCGAGCCATAGCTCGCCTATGAGCACGTCCCACAGCTCCGTGTCGTCGTGCCATCGCCCGAGCGTGAAGTTGTAGGTCTCGGCGGTCCCGGCCTCAAGGTCGATGCGCGAGACGCGCCTGCCCGACTCGTCGGTGTAGTAGGTCATTTGCGCACCTCCTCGATATTCGGCGGGGTCGTCAGCCCGTCGGACAGCTCTATCATGCGCTGTACCAGCTCGGCCCTGCGCTTCGGGTCGGTATCGGGAAGCCGGGCCTCCTCGTAGAGCTTGTGCAGCTCGTTCTCCTTCAGCGCCAGCGATTCGGGCGTGTGGAACTGGAGCTCGAACTTGAAGCCGTCCGGCGTCTCGAACTGGCAGTTGACGCCGCGGTACGTCACCCCGGTGTCCTTCAGCGTGTTCTTGACCTTGACGACAGTATATCCCGCCTTCTCGAGCGCGGCCCTGATGCGGGCGAACTCGTCGGCGAAGCTCTCCGCCTGGAGGCTGTAGGTGTACCTCAGCACGTCATGGATGCCGTCGGCCGCCTCCTGCTCCGTCACCACGTCCTTGTACGAGTCCGTGCGTATCTTCCGCGCGAGGGACTGCTGCCCCTTCAGCCTGAACTCGAGGCCCGACAGCAGCGAGCCGGCGCGTTGGAGCGATTGCAGGAACGACGTGGTGCCGGGCTCGCGCACCATGGCGTCGGAGCGCAGGCGCATCGCGTGGGTCGCCGAGTCACCGCCGCGCTTCCGCACGTAGTCGTCTATCCACTCGTCCCAGTCCTCGACCTCGACGGTGTAGGAGCAGCGGCACCACGGGTGCATCGGCGGGAAGTTCGTCCCGGGCATCCGCTCGGACAGCTTGGCAGGGTGCTGCTTCTGGTAGGCCTCGAGGTCCCGGCACGCCTTGCAGGCCTTGCCGTCGTGGATGCAGCTGATCGCGTAGCAGTCGAAGTCCCGCTCGTGGACTCTGGCCTGCGCCTCGTTGAAGAGGTACGTTCCCTCCGTGTACACGAGGCGCATCGCCGTGCGCGTGCCGCTGTGGTTCAGCCTCGCGCGGAGCTCGCGCGAGATCTCGTCGTAGGAGACGCCGCGCGCCACCAGCTTCGAGAACTCGTCGTTGAGGTATCCCGCCAGCTTCTCGCGGTTCGCCCATATCCGAGCGGAGAAGTCCCCGCCGGACGCCCACGCCGCCCCGACGGTCGCCTTGACGATCTCGGAGTCGTAGCCGTAGAAGTCCCTCCCGAAGCCCAGCTCCTCGGCGGCGATGTTCGCCGCGCGTCGGGCCTGCTCGGTGAAGTGGCGCTCGAGCTCCGTGCGCTCGATTGCCCCGATCTCGTACTGCTGCAGGCGTATCTGCATCTGGATGGCCTCGAGCTCGTTGAGCCGGTAGATGGACTCGCGCACCGGCATGAGGTCGGCGTACTGCGGGTACTTCCGCGCGAACTCGTCCATGCGCTCCATGAGCAGGGCCTTGTCCTCGGCGCTGATGGACTGCAGCAGCCTGCGGTACTCGATGACCTTGTCCTCGCCGTACTTGGCGTAGTAGGCGGCTATGAGGCGGTCGAGCTTCGCCGCCTCGCTGGCGTACACCTTCTCGAGCCGCCCGCGCAGGGCCGTCTCGTCCTTCTCCAGCTGGATCAGGAACTCGTCCCTGCGCTCGCGCCAGTACTCGTCGTTCGGCTTACTCATCGCTGCCCATCAGGAGCTCGATGATCTGCGCCTTGGTCGCGTTCTTGGGTAGCGCGATGCCGCTTCCCTTCGCGAGCTCGCGGAGCTCGTTGAGCTTCATGGCCTTCAGCGTGTCGTCATCGTCGGGCTCCGGCTCGTCGCGCCCGGGCTCGGCGGTCACGGCCTCCTGCTCGGCCGGCTTTTCCTCGGGCTCCTTCCATCGCTCGCTGACAGTGTACGTCGTCTCGTCCATCAGCGTGCCGACGGTGACGAATGCGGCGTTGATGTACCCGCCGCCCAGCAGCTCGAGCCATCCGGGCGCCGCGTCCTCGACGCGCATGGCGCACCCGCTGCCGATGGTTCCGATTACCGCGGCGTCGGCGCTCGGCTGCTCTCGGATTGCCAGCTGCCTGCCTCGGTTATAGATCGCTACCTTCATAGTTCGTCCCTTCCTCGTCTTGGTTCTCGTCTCGCGGTACCGTCCTGTTGGTCGGCATACCGCCGCTTATCGCGTCTGCCTTCTCGTCCTGCTCCTCGCGCTTGCGCCGCATCTCGGCCTTCGGGTCGCTCACGCAGGAGAGCACGGAAAGCTGCGTCTCCTCGGACACGATGCCGGACAGCTGACCGGCGACGCCCGCCTCGGATTCAAGGTCGTCCGGCATGTTGCGGTGCATGGTCACCTCGACCGACTTCCAGTCGTCGCCGCTGAAGCCCTGGCTAAGCGGGTAGGCGGCAAGGAGCCTCAGCCGCTCCTGCACGCCGCGCTTGAACTTGCGGTCCTTCTTGCGGGCGAGGTTGCTCATGGGCATCATGCGCATCTTGAGCGCTATGCCGGAGGCGGTGACGAAGCTGTCGGAGGTGATGTCGGGCACCATCGCCATCTTGAAGATGAGCTGCTCGAGGCGGTTGATGAGGTTCTCCTGCACGGAGTCGGCGTTGGGCTTCGCCAAAAACAGCACGTCGAGGCCCTCCAGCGAGTCGCCGAACAGGTTGATGATCCTGTTCTCGCGGATGTTCTCTATCTCGTCCTCGTCGAGCTCCTTGCCCTTCACGACCATATAGCAGTCGCTGAAGTACTCGACGTCGTTGCCCTTCTCGGACAGCACCGCGTTGTACTGCTCGACCATGGAGAGCACGCCCTCGTAGAGGCCGCGCCCCTTGGTGTTCTGGCGGAAGTCGACTGCCGGCACGCTGCCGAAGCTGTGGACCTCGGCCTCGCCGAACTCCAGGCCGGCATCGCCGCGCCTGAACGGCACGACCTCGTGGGCATCGGAATAGCTGCCCTTGATCTCGCCGTCGTCGCCGTAGAACCAGCGGACGAAGAACATGGGGCGCTTCAGCACGGAGTCGTCGTAGACCATGAACGCCGTGAGCGGGGACACCGCGACGGAGCGCGGCAGGCCCTCGTCGTCTTGGTACAGCATCTCGTAGGCGTGACCGAACTTCGACGCCATCTCCGACAGCTCGGCGTCCACGTCCTCTTGGAAGTTTCTCGCCGTATAGTCGGCGATGAACGCCTCCACGGCCTTCTTGCGCTCCTCGTCCCCGCCCTTGACCGAGAGCGTCATGGGCACGCCGATGTAGTAGCCCTCGAACGTGTCCGTGATGGTGTAGCAGAAGTCGGCGGACAGGCGGTTGTCCGGCTTGTAGTCGGGCTTCCTCCGCCACGACCGGTCGAAGATCGCGTAGTGCGTGTCGTACACCTTGTCCAGGTACTCGTAGCGCGGCTTGTGGTCCTGCTCGAACTCGTCGACCAGGCGCTGGAGCAGCCCCTCGGTCATCTCGGTCCCGGCCGGCAGGCGGAAGTCTTCGGTTGACGGCTCCCGCTGCATCTGGTCGTAGTAGAACGAATGGAACTCGTGTGACACTTAGATACCTCCCTTGAAGAACTTGAGCGCGGGCTTGCACTGCCACTGCCTTATGGCGCTAGCCAAGGAGTCGGGCATGTCGTCGTGCGCCGCGTTCTCGCTGTAGTCGAGCACCTGGTTGAGGGCCTCCGCGTCGAGCGGGTAGCCGTCGCAGTCGAGGAACCTGACGTTGGCCCACTGGCTGCGCAGGTGCGTGCTGATCTTGATGTACTTGTTCTCGGACTCCGAGTAGGCGCAGCACGGGTGCCCCCTCTTGATGATTGACTTGCGCAGGTATCCCTTGTCCGCGTTCGTCTCGCAGAAGATGCTGCCTATGCGCAGGGCCTTGCACTCCTTCAGGATCTCCCCGAGGCAGTCGTCCACGTGCTTGTGCCACATGCGGATGTGGGCGTACCATATGCCGTCGCTCTCCCTGATGCAGGTGAAGGCGGTGAAGTCCTCGCCGCCGTAGCTCGCGTCGATGTGGCCTATGCCGTCGTGGAGCATGGCCGGGTCTCCGAAGAACCGCGCGTTGGTGAACATGGCGTCCTCGTCGGCGATGTGCTTCAGCTCGTAGTTGGCCGCGAACAGGGACGGCGTCATGCGCTCCCTTATGCGCTCTATCTCCTCGCGGGTCATGAGGCCCGTCTCGAAGCAGCTCCACCGGTGGATGTTGGGCATCAGTTGGAAGGCGTCGTCCTTGTGCCATGGCGTGCCCGTGTTGAAGATGCGCCCGCCTCGGTTGCGGATGTTCTGGAGCTCCTGGTATATCAGCTTGATGCGCTCGCGCTCCGCCGCCGATACGCGGTCCTTCAGGTTGATGATGTCGTCCGTGAACACCTTATCGGCGTGCTTGCCCGTGAGCGAGGCGCCGCAGCCGAGCCCGAGGAGCTGGGGTGCGCCCGACACGCCCTGCTTGAGGTTCGTCGACACCGCCGACTGCGTGGCGCGGGTCAGCACCAGCTCGGTGCCGTAGAGCATCCGCACGAGCGCCCGGAACCACCCGGAGCTCAGGACGTTGGCGGTAGCCGTCATGACCTCCGCCACGTCGTCGTCGGTCTTGCGCATGAAGATGACGCGCTCGCCGGGGAACAGCACGAGGATGAAAGCGAACGAGATGTGCAGGCACGTCGTCTTGAACGAGCCGCGGTGCGCCTGGATCGTCTCGTCCTCGGTGCCGAACACCATCTCCCTGATCCAGTCGTTGTGCAGCTTCGTGAGCTTGTCGTACCCGAGCTTGACGGCTATCTCGGCGGGGCAGTCGTACACGAGGTCGATGAGCTCAGCCCTTGTCGGCATTGCGCTTCGCCTCTATCAGCCTGCCGATCTCCTTGCAGGCGCCGGACACGTCGGCGGCGACCTCGACCTTCTCGACCGGCTTCTCGCCGGCGGTGTCGCGCAGGAACTGCAGGGCGGCGATGTCGCCGCGCATGGCCTTCTTCGCCACCTTGAGCACGCTTATCTCGGACACGGTGAGCCTGCGGTCGGGGTACTCCTCGAAGGACATGCCCTCCAGCTCGTCCAGCTCGGCGTCCGTGCCCTCGAACGGCATGTGCAGGACGGTCTTGGCGATCTCCTGCAGCTCCTTCTTCTCGCGTCGCTTCTTCGCCGCGGCCTTGCCCGCCTTCGACGCCGCCGCGCGGCGCTGCTCGGGGGTCTGGTCGCGCTTCGGCTTGATCAGGTTTCCGTCGTTCATGGGCAAGTCCTCGAAGGTCAGGCCCATGAAGCGCAGGCGCTTGTCGAGCTCCGCGAGCGCCCCGAAGTCGTTTGAGCCGTACACGAGGGCGTGGACGATGGCGGTGTCCATGACGTACTGCCACTGGCGCTCGTCCCAGCGGTCGCTGCAGCGGTCGTCGCGCCACGCGTTGAACCACGTGACTGTCTCCGCCGGCCAGTCGGTATCGGTGGGAAGCGTGGGCTTCTCCCTCTTGGATGCCATTCGTTCACTCCTCTCTGGTGTGGTCTGTCGATGGAAAGGGCCAGCGCACTAGGATCGCGCTGGCCCTGGGTTCCCCCTTAGTAGGAGGAGCGGCCGGAAGAGCTGCCGCGACCGCGATTGAACGCGGAGCGCACTCGGTTGGCGATGTTTCCCGCTGCGCGGCGAATACGACCGAACATGCCTGCCTCCTCTCGTTTCTAGGGAACAAAAAAGGCGTCCCGAAGGACGCCTACATTCTCCTATGCGCGTGAGATTGGCCTCAGCCCTCGAGTGCCTCGAGGACCTTGGAGCCGTCCATGTACAGGTCTCCGTACTTCGCCATGGCGAACTCCCTGATGAAGCTCTCGAGGTCGTCGGAGTCGCGGAACACGCACACTACGTAGTACGCGCTGCTCCAGACGTTCTCGTAGTACGGCAGGACCTCGAGCGACTCGAACGCCTTGAGGATCGCCTCCGCCTCCGCGAAGCTGTCGCCCTCGAGGCTGTCGGTGGTCTCCACCGAGTCGAGCGGGTTGGGCACCGGCGTGCCCTTCTGCTCCTTGGGCTTGAACTGCCTCTTGTTCTGGAGGCCTATGCGCTCCTCGAACACGGGGCGGACGAGGTCTCCGAACGTCCAGCCCTCGTCATCGGCCTTGACCAAATCGGCGAAGCGCCCGCGCTCCTCTGCGTCGTGGAAGCAGAAGCAGATCCAGAAGCCCGAGTCGACGGCCATCTGGAAGCGCTTCTCCTCGCGCTTCTCGCGGTCTCTGTAGCTCTTCTGGTGGTCGGTCAGCTGCGCCTCCTCGGCGGCCCTGGCCTCCCTGCGTGCCTTCTGCGGCTTCTCGAACTTAAAGCCCATAGTGCGCCCACCTCTTCTCGTCGGCCTCGATGAACGGGTACCACTTCTTGACGACCTCGAAGTCCTCGGGCCTCTGCTCGCGCAGCGGCTTCATGAACCGCATGTCGAGGCCGTCGAAGCTGCGCCCGAACAATTCGTAGTCCGGCGGCAGTCCGATGCCCCTGCGGGCGATCGCCTCCATGACCTCCGCCTTCGTCCAGTCGGCGACGACCGAGGCCTTGCGCGTGCTGAGCTTCATGAGGCCGTGCTTGGTCAGGCTCGCGCGTCGGTACGGGTTGTCGCAGGCCCTCACGCCGTCGCAGAACCACGTGTCCTCGGGCAGGCCGAGGTCCTCGAGGATATAGGGGCGCATGTCGTCGTAGCTGTAGACGGGCATGTTCGCGGCCTCGATCACGTCGGTGTGCGCCGGGCTCTGGAACACGCAGTTGTTGAGCGTCCTCGACCACCTGGGGTGCGGGTACTGGTGGATCTTCACGCCGAACACGCCCTCGATGGTGCGCACGTTCTGCTCGACCATCGGAAGGCCGGGGATAGACCAGTAGTAGATCGGCACGACCTCGACGCCCTCGTCCTCGAGCGCGACCCATGCCGCAAGCGAGTCCTTGCCGAGCGAGCAGGACAGCACGACGGGCCGCCCCTCGTCCTTCAGGCGCCTACGAATCTCGGCGCTCGTCGGCTGGCCCTTGATCACTGTCGGCATCTTCGCTCCTCTCCGTTATCTCGATGGGTTCACCCATCCCGTTCAGCGTCAGCTTAAAGCCCATGTGAGAAGCCATCGCCGCCAAGGTGGCGGAGCCGATGTTCGACCCCTGCTTGATCGTGTTCTTGATGTACATAGGCGACTTGCCCATGGCCTTCGATAACGCGTACATGCTCGTGTCGGATCGGTCGAGCATCTCCCTCAACGCTTCTGTCGGTGTCACTCGAAACCTCCTCTCTAGTCAGATCTTCAGCAGATTATATAGCAATTCATATAGCTGTAGGGCAAGTATTATATATGTAGGAATTATGTAGAGTGAGGCAATAGTTATTGCCTGCAATAGGGCAATAGTTTTTGCTGTATATTGTCCTTGTCAGCAATGAGGGCCACAGAGGCCCACAGAGCTAACACAGCAGCTTCAGAACCGAATAGAGGAGGTTACAAGATGGCAGAGCAGCAATCTTTGGATCTGATGGTAGGTGGTCAGCTTGTCAGCAACCACACGATCCTGGCCATTGTGGAGGGCATGAGAGCCCGAGGCTACTTCAGGAAAGGCCCCCAGGGCCGAAAGGATGGTCTCGAGCTCGCCACAGCCCTAAAGCTGGTCAACGAGTACATGGCATACCCGAGCTTGGGAAGGTACACAGTCGAGGCCACGAAACACAGGGCTATCAACGAGATCCCCCGAACCGATTACGAGCAGGTGGAAATCATGAGGGCTTGTGATAACTGGCTGGCACAGATCACCGAGGCATTCAAGACCAACAGTGACGAGGAGGCCATTATTTACATGGTGAAGGATCTGCGAAAGCAGGTCATAGCCGATGGCATCGAGTCAGGTGCCTTGAAAGTCAGGAAGTACTTCGGGAAGCATGGCTTCTACTACATGGACGATCAAGGCAAATGGCAGAGCGCCAAGGCCATCGATTGGAACATTGGCGAGGTAAACCCCATCAGACCGGCAGAGCAGGCGGCCTAGGGCAAGCAGGAGGCCCCGAGAAGGGGCCTCCCACGACAACACACAGGAGATCATAGCATGCAGAAGCTACTCACGAAAGAGCTGCGGAAGAAGCTCCCGCCCCTTTACTCACAGGACGGCAAGAAGGCCGACACGATCGTGTACGGCCACTGGTTCAGCTGCATAAACGGCTGGGACCTATACGCCACCGAGTACGACGAGGAGACGGGCGACATGTTCGGGTTCGTCTTCGGGGCGGTCCCCGAGATGGGCTACTTCAACCTGGCAGAGCTCGAGGAGATCAACAGGAAGTACGGCATGAACTTCTTCGAGCGCGAGACCTACTTCGCGCCGAAGAGGGCAATCGAGATCCCGAGGATAGCCGAGGCATTCGGCTACCTATGGGAAAAGTAACGGACAACTACCGGGAGGGGCCTCGCCCCTCCCATTAAGGAGGCTATAGGATGGATCGAGAGAGGATCATCGAGAAGATCAAGAAGCTGCGCGAGCACAGCGTCGAGAACGGGTGCAACGAGGCCGAGGCGATTCAGTTCGCACTCAAGGCCCAGAAGCTCATCGCGGACAACGACGTGGAGGAGTGGGAGCTTGCTGACGAGGTGAGGCGCGTGGCCGAGACCACGACCGGGAGCACCTCGAAGGCCTGGGCTCCGAGCCTCGCGCTGGCGATCGCCGACAACTTCAGGTGCAAGGTCTACCAGCACCGGGTGACCGCGCGGAAGTACGAGTTCCACTTCGTCGGCTACAAGGCCGACAGCGAGGCGGCCGAGATCGTCTACACAAACCTGCTCGAGGTCTGCCACAGGCTCGCCGGCGAGTACCAGGACTTCGCCTACACCGACCCGGACGCCTACTCGAACTTCGTCATCGGGTTCGTCGCCGGGGTGCGGGCGGAGCTCGAGAAGCAGTGCTTCGAGCTGATGATCGTCTGCCCGAAGGAGGTCGAGGACTACTTCGACGGCCTCGGCCTGCGGGACTCCCACAGGAGGGGCCTCCGGGCCTCCAACAGCGACAGCATAAGCCGAGGGATGCAGCAGGGCCGCGACGCGGTGAGGAGCCGCCGCGTGGAGGCACCGAGGGGCAACCTCCTCCCGGCATAGCGACAGCGCAGGGGCAGGGCTACAGGCTCTGCCCCGATCATTAGAGAGGGGCAGACGATGAAGGTAAAGCCGGGCGATATTTTCGAGTGCGAGGGAAGTTTCTACCAGACCATCAGGGCCACAGCGAAGACAGCGACGATCAGGCCCATAGAGGGCGCGTTCGAGGGATGCGCAGACCCCTACGGGTGGGAGCGCAAGTACCTCCCGGTGCCCGGTCGCTTCACCAGCGACCCATGGATGGGCAGGGAGAGGAGCGAGAGAGGGCAGCGCCTCAAGCTCCACGACTCGACGCGGGACGGGAGCCGCCCCGAGCTCCACATGGGATACCGAACCCTGATCCTATGGGACGGAACCCCGAGCATATGCGACACCTACAACTAACCGAAGGAGTAACGATGATGTACGGCACAGAGGCGATCAAGGCGAGGCTTCAGGTAGAGGGAGGCCGCGCGGTAATTGAGGACTGGGACTCCCATTGGGAGGAGGTCATGGAGCTCGCGCAGAGGTACGGCTTCATAGTCCAGGCTTATGCCGGGACCGCGACGCTCGCGACCAACGCGGAGCAGATCGAGCAGCTTGGGCTCGACGGCAAGGCCACGCTGCTCCGCGCCTCCGGCCTCGTCGGGAGGTTCATGGGCGATGAGTAGCAGGGAGCCCATGCAATGGTGCGAGCTGCTGAAGATCTTGAGGGATGCTAGGAAAGAGCTTCAGCAGGCCATAGCAGCCGAGAAACCCATAACCGAGGGCATCGAGTACCACCGATAGCAAAAAGGCCCCTAGATTCGATTCTAGGGGCCTTTTCTCATGCCTTCAGGGCCTTTAGATCAGGCCCCAGATACCGGCAACCCAGCGAAGGAGCAGGGAGCAGATACCGATAACTAGCAACGACACCGCCACGATACTTCCGATATACACGACCGCGGCGATTACCTTCTGCATCCGGTTCACTTCAGGCCCCCGATCTTGGCCTTGAGCTTGCCCAGAACCCCACGGGGCGAGGGCACCGGCACGAAAACGTAGCGCCTGCATCCCTCGCGCCCGCAGGCATGGGGATAGGGCCTCTCGCCGGTGATGCGCCCGCGGGCGCGGTTCCTGTCCTCGCAATCCATCATGTCGAGGCGCATGTCGTCGCACCCCATGGCTTTTGCCAGGTTCGCCGTCGCCTGGATGACGTCGGCGCACTCTTCCATCACCGCCCGGGCGCATTCGCCCTTGACCTCCGCGTCCGGGTACTCGCTCCATGCCTGCCAGGCGCTGTAGACCTCGGATGCCTCCTCGAGCACCTTCAGCGCCTGCTCCTTGTCGGGCCTCACTCCGTCGAATGTGGCGACGCTGCCGACGATAACGCAATCCTGCATATCAAACTCCAATCAACAGGCGGGCGAGCGACACGGCCGCCCACACCACCACTGCATCAATGATCAGGGCCGCCGCCAGAACGAGCAGGCAGCCCCAGTTGACGTTTCTCAAGAACGCCCCCTAACCGCAGGCGAGCAGGGCCAGCAGGGCCAGCCCCGTCGCGAGCATCCGAACGGTCCAGGCCTCGACGGCCAGGACTCCGAGCAGGAGGGCGAGCGCCGAGGCGGTCAGCAGTCGCATCGCTCGCACGTGTCCTCCTGCATGTCCTTATAGTGGTTGACGATCCAGTCGCGAGCCCAGCACGCCGCGTGCCACTCGGCTCCGGGGTCGTCCGTTCCGACGTTCTGGTCGCTCTCGAACGCCTCCTCGAACTCGAGCTCGCAGATGCCGTAGTCGCAGCATCCCTCGAGCAGGTGCGAGCATTTGCCGCAAGTCCTCGGCTCCTCCCTGTTCCACGGTGCCCTCGGGTCGCCCTCGAAGCACCCCGGCGGGAGGTTCCAGCCGCTTTCCGGTTCATATCCCGCCATCAGATCCCCCTCCTTGTCGTAATCCGCCCGTACTCACCCGCGGGCGTCAAAAAACCCTCGAACTGCCACGGATTGATTGAGATTCGGGGCGGGCCAACCTGGACAGGTGGGAATTGACAGTCCTTCCAGCCGTTTTTGCGGCGCTGGTTGTCTCCGCCGCAAGACTCGGCGGCATAGCACACCCTGCAGCGCTCGGGAATCTCGCTATCCTCCACTCCGGTCACCGCCCTTCCGTCTTCTCGTTCGCCTTGTCTTTCGGCCTCACGATGTCCCACGGGTCTTCGCCCATCGCCTCCGCGAGGTTCAGCAGCAGGTTCATCTTCACTTCACGGCCGTCGCGGATGGCATGGCCAAGGCTGCTGAGGTTGACGCCCGCAGCACGCGCCAGCTGCTTGAGCGGCACGTGGTTGTCGATTCTCCAGTGGGCGATCTTCTCGGCGTCCAAAACGTATTCGGTTGCCATCGCGTCACGCCCTCTCGAATCGGTTTTGGTCGAGCCACCAGCTCGGGCACTGCTCGAGGCCCTTCCACACGCG